AAAAAGGAGACTCTGCTATTTTGTTCTCAGGTTCATTTTTATCAAACCAAAGCTGACACTTCTTACGTCCAATGTTAGACATACGCAGCTTAAAGTCTTTTTTACCACGACCTGAGAACTGGCGACCCAATGCATCTTTTACATCTTTGGCTACACGATTGATAGTAGCTTTGTTCATACTAGCTTTACCTAACATGACTTTCTGTAAAAAAGAATGTATCGCCAATTCTGCAGGATGGTTCATATCTACTCCTCTATCTCAACAACATTAGAAGCTATATCGTTTTCCTGATCAGACAACTCTTCAGGTCTACGGTGCTCCTCCCACTTACTCAACGTGATAGAGTTCATAGATTCTATCCACTCGACAAAGTTGTTTAGTATCTCCTGATCATCTGTGGTGATCTCTACTAACTCTCCTAGATATGGCTTTATTACAGCGTATGTAGCTCCACTAGGAATACTCTTTACTTCAGACGATAGGTGTACATTAAACTGTATAGGCAGCTTACCCTTTCTTTGTATCTGAGAAAACAAGTCAGTCATAGCCTTAAAACTGTCACGGTTTTTTATTCTCATTAAGAAAGGGAACTCCTTTACATCCACAGGTTTACCATTGGCATCCTTTGGGTTGTCAAGTGTACACAGACCAAAGATGATTTTGAACCTATCCGTATTCCTCATCAGGTCTTGTGTCTCTTGTGGCAACGAACTAAAATCCTTAACATAACCAGACGGTCTACCACAGTTGAACCCACCGTAGTTGTCCTTCAAGTCGCCTGTCAATGCTGTTGCCATAACAGTGCGTAACATTCTGCCCTCTCCACCATCAGGCTTCTGATAGAACTTGTCATATCGTTGAAACTGAAACCGTTGCATGAAAGGACGGATAGTCACTTTGTCACTGTAATAAACAGATTCATCAGGAAACACTACTGAGAAAGCTCCTGCTTTGACAATGGCAACCTCCATCATCTCACCATCAACTTCCTTTGTACCCATTACATTTTGATGAACCTGTTTAATCTCTGCTAGAGCTGAAGTGCTACGAGCAGGTACGTTTGACATACCCATAAGCTCTGCTAAATCAGCTGTAGATTTTCCAATAATCGCTAAATCATTTTGCATATATATTTTCTCCTAAATAAGAAACTGCATTATATCATTGAACATCTCTTACGTCAAGCCAATTATCACCTATTTTTGATTCTAATAGCATTGGTACATTTACATCTATATCGTAATGACTTTCTATTATAAGCTTTAGGTTCTTGTTAACTTGTCGTATTATGTTCAGCACCTTGTCAACTTCTGCAGGATGTACGTCTAAAACTACAGAGTCATGTACGCTGTTTACTAACATACTCTTTAATCCGTCTATCTCTAGCAGCTTTTCTATCTCCAACAGCACGATAGGAACTATATCACCTGTAGCAAATCCTTGTACTGGATAGTTCTTTATCATAGTAAAGTGTGTTGGAGCACCACTAGCTCGTCTTTCCACATCAGGAAAAGCGTACTGTCTGCCTGATGGGATCTTCACTCTTCTTAAATTTATAGCCTCGTCACCTAACTTTTTGTGCCACTTGGCTATACCTTTGTACTTGTCCATGAAGTGTGTATAATACTCAGCCTCAGCTTTCGTTCTACCGTACCCTGTAGCTCCGTAGAGAGGGGCAAAGGTGTGTGCCTTAGCTTCTTGCCTAGACGTAGGTTGACCTGCCTCAGAGATGATTTTTGCCGTGTAGGAGTGAACATCAAATCCAGTGGACACTTCCTTCATAGCGACAGGATCTTGAGACAATAGTGCAGCCACTCTAAACTCTAGCTGTGCAAAGTCTGCTTCTAGTATCTTACCCTTCATGCCAAACTGCTCATTGTTCCAACGAGAAACAAACACTTTCTTAACAGGGAACGTACCACCTCTAGGCATATTCTGCATATTAGGATCTGCTCCACTAAACCTACCAGTGGCTGTCCTGTGCTGCAGCAGCTTTACGTGTAGTAAGTTATCCTGTTTTGTATGTGTAGATATACCCTCCACAAACGCAGATAGATAACTGGACACAGCACTCTGTCTTTTTAGATCTGTCAAGAATGATTCTGCATCCTTCATACCCTTTGACTTGGCTATGTTTATTAGATTCTCAAGGTTTCCCTTGCTTGTAGAGAATCCGTTGGCACTTACCCAGTCTTTTGACGGAGGGAAGAAGCCTAAACCTGCCATCTCTTTTAGTTTAGTCAGTCTGTATCCTCTCGTATCACAGTCAACACAGCGACTTGGCTTGGCAAATGGTGTACCATCCTTCTTTATCTTGCGTATTTTACCCTCACCATTGCACGTTTTACATATACTTGCCTTAGTTTTCACCATCATAGAACTATTTTTCTTGACAGCAGCTTTGAAATCCTCTTTGTTATCCACAGAATCAAAAGCAACTGCCCACTCTCGCTTGTTGTGTAGTATTCTGGAGTATATAACCTGACTAATTTGCTCAGGAGAGTTGAGATTTATTGGTGTATCACCCATTAAGTTCTTGACATGAGCATTTAATCTGTTTTCTATGTCCAATAGCTCGTCTTCAAAGTCTTTTTTAACCTCAGTCAACACTTTTTTATCCACAGCAAAGCCATTCATGTACATTTTTGCCAGTGTTTTAGCAACTTTGTTGGTGATATCACGTACTTTTACCAGAGATTTTGACTCAGGCTCTTCATACAAGTCCTCCAACACCCAATACAGGCTTCTCGTCACGTATAAATCCTGCTCTAGGTACTTTGTCAGCTCGTCAAGAGGTATTTCGTCTGTCTGAAAGCCTCTACTAAAGTAACTTTTTAGTGTGTCCGACTTCTGTAAGGGTAATTTATGTCGTATAGCAGAGTTTTCAAGGCTAACAGACCCCTTTTGACCACGCTGCAGTATATAATCACCCAACATTGTGTCATAAATGTCACCATCATACTTAAATCCTGTCGCCCAAAGCCACTGTAGATCGTATTGTAGGTTGTGTCCGACCAGTAGAGTAGTCTTGTCAAGCATTTCTTGCAATCTTTTCTCTGCTGTGTCGTCTGTAATTGTTTTTTCTTGATGGTTGAACACATAAGTATACACCACACCATCCCAATCTTCTGCTTTTAACACTCCAACCATTGTCAAAGAATTGTCAGGCTCGAAAGGATCAAGATGTAGCTTGCCATCTCTATTTGTTGTTGTGTTTTCCACATCTAACACAAGTATCATGCTGAATATATCCCTCTTTCTACGTCTAGTTCGACATGAACTGTGCCATGCCAACCAGTCAATTTGTTTTTAGCCAATCTAATATGTCTTTGTGGATCGTTACTGTCCTGTCCTTCTATCTCAGGATTCTTACTAATTAATAACATCAGATCAGCCTCTGCTGCTTTACCAGTTTTGCTGCCCTCAAGCATAGATTGATTAACATTTATCTTCCCCTCTGCTTCAGCCGACAACTGTGACATCCATAATATAGCACAGTTATACTTTTTGGCTATGTTTCTAGCGTGTATAGCTGCCTCCTTCAAGTAGATATCAGATCTGTCAGATCCTGAAACTGCAAATTTATCTCCCATGTCAAGCACTATTATATCAGGTTTAACACTTTTTGCAAGCTGTTCTACATAATCCATGCGTTTATCTGTAGCATCTTTTATAGACAGCAGCTGTTTTATAGGTGCATATCTCTTGATAGCTAACTCCTGATTCTCTAATACCTCCTCACTTGTCATCTTTGATTTACAGTACAGGTATCTAAGACCCACTCTTTTGTAAGCTTCCTCGTTACACAACACCACACACTTTGCTCCTTGATCTATAAAGCCACCCTCTGCTGCTAATAAACTTGCGTGAAAGGATGTCTTACCTGTGTTAGGTCTAGCACCAATGATGACAAAGTGTCCTCCACTAACTCCTTCAACTCTCCTACGCAAGGACGGAATGTTAAACTTCCACTGATATTTTACATTAAGATGTTCCACTAACGTATTGAAACTTATATCATCTCCTTCAAAGCGAAAGCTAGGTGTGAAGTCATCTTGATAGCTGTCAAGTATTTTACGCAAAGGTTCTAAGTTTGATTTAGTACCATTGACATAATCAAATCCAAGATTAGCGACCTCTTCTCCGACCATCTGCTGAAACAACTTAGATAATACTTCCTTTGCTATCTCATTGTTCATCGCTTCTTCTTTGGCTAGTCTGCTAAACAACACCTCGTAGGAAGCTCTGTTAGCTGAGGTCATTGTCCCATTGTTAGAAAAGAACAAAGCCTGTAGCTCAGTCAACGATACATCTCTTTCATATTTAGCCATCGTCACATCAAGTGTTTGCTTTATTCTCCTAACATCCTTACTAAAAAGTTTATCAGGACACTTGCTGCCTTTGTGATCGTCATAAAAGTCTTTCTGCATAAGACTTCTAATTAGTGCTAATTCTATCATTCTTCCTCTCTTCTGCCATATATCTTACGATCCCTAAAAATTTATCAAAGTCACTCTTCTTCAAGTTCTCTATGTAAAACCACTCGTTCTTTCTTTTCTTACTCATAGATTCTGCCAGAGAGTGAGCACATCGTTCTGCCAATCCTCTGTGTTTAAATGACATACTCGTTATTAATTTATAATCTCTGTGTGGACTACTGGTTTGGTAGCTTTTACATCTATCTTTTGCATCCACAGCTTTACCTATCTTGTACCAGTTCTTCCACGATGGATTCGTTATAACATAAACTTCTCCTTTTGTCGAGGAAAAATAATTCTTTAAGGACGAGAAAGCTGCGTCACTAAATGTTTTATATCTTCCAGGTTTATATAAAGGATGTGTTTTGGGTACATACTTACCATCAACATACATCTGTGCGTCATTTCTTTTTTGTACAGCATCAGGATTATCTTTGTAATAAAACTTCTTGCCTGTTACTGGATTTATCTTATCATCAACCATTTACTAGCTCCCTTAATTTTAGCATGTCTGCCTCTCGTTTGTACTTCATGTCGTCCTCTATGTGCATAGCCACCACCTCAGACGGATTACAATAGCTCTTTAACTCTTTGGTGTACTCTATTGTTTTGTTAAGAGCATCAGGATCAAGAGCGACAATAATCTTATCAAATGTGTCAAGATATTCTTTGTGCTCTCTCAAAAGATTCGTTCCTAGAAGTGCAACACCAGTGACTCCTATGATATGTTGACCCACCACTGTAGCAGATATACAATCCTCAACTACAACAGCTATCTTTTTACATGGTTTTATACAGTAAGAATAATACTTACCTGCCTTACCATACTTGTACCACTTTGGATACGCATCATACAAAGCTC